CACGTTGACACTTTGAAAAGAGACGATGGTTATACGGTCTATCTTCCGAGGTCCAAGCGCTGGCGCGCGGGCGCTAGCTACTGCGCGGCCTGTAACAGCCACTTTCAAGGGCTTGCGGCCGACGGGGCTAAAGCGGCCCTATTCCTAGTTGCTAAGGCCTGCTACAACCCGGCTAGCCCCCTTTACGGGTCCCATTTGCTCGCGGCGATCCACGATGAAATCATCTTGGAGTCCCCCATTGATAAGGCCCCCGAGGCCGCCGAAGAGCTTTCTAAATTGATGGTGCAAGGTGCTCGGGAACACATGCCGGATATGGTAATCCGAGCAGAACCGGCGCTAATGACTTGCTGGTCTAAGATGGCGCAAACTCTCAGAGATGAAAACGGCTGTCTTATCCCTTGGTCGCCTTGACAACCATATCGGAAAGAATTAGGATAAAAAAATGGCGTTTAAAGCTGTTTATGACGATAAGGGCAACAGGTCTTACAGCGAGTGCGGCCAGGATGGGCAGGACGGGGCTGGGTCCGGCGGGGTTTGGCTGGGTGAGGCAAGGGCTCTTTTGAGCACAGATGCAGCACAGCGGAAAGCAATCCCCCTATGTACAGGGGTTTTGGATTATTTCGGGTCGGCCCTAATTGAAGTGGCCAAATGTAGTCTAGAAGGTAACAGACAGCATAACGGGGATTCGCCTCTGCATTGGGATAAGACCAAGTCCACGGACCATGCGGACGCCTTGCTCCGGCACTTGATCGACCGCGGTAAGGTCGATACGGACGGGGTCTTGCACTCGGCTAAGGTCGCGTGGCGGGCTCTAGCCCTGCTCCAGACCGAGTTGGAAAACGCCAAGGCGGGCAAGTGAGTAAGCCCCAGCGCGGCCACCTCGAAACCTTGCCGCACGTGCTTAAGGCCGTGCTGCATAACGAAGAGAACCCCGGGGCCGTACCCATGGGGCGGAACCGACACGAACGCCGGGCTATCGCTGCGGCCGTGCGCAAGGGGAAGCGGGCCCTAGCTAAGGTCAAGAAACAGATGGTGCGGCCGTGACCTCCTCACTGGAAGACGAAGCTATCCGTGTCCTATTGGATATCGAGTGGAAAGGCCAAACACAGGAGGGCTGTTTTGCTTCTGACGAAGAGTGCCCGTCTTGTATGGGCAAGCGTCGAAAAGGTCACGAACCCACTTGCGATTTGCTTGCGGTCCTGGAACAGGCTGGTGTGCGTTGATTATCCGCATCGGCGGCCAGCGCTGGACCGTGGAACGCGTGGACGAAGTGGCCGGTAATGCCGAGGGCGAGTGCCTTCGTATGCAAAACAAGATTAACGTTCAGAAATCGACCTTCGACCACGAGCGGGACACCTTGTTGCACGAGCTTATCCACGCGGCCCTCGCGGTCACAGGCGTGACCCACGACCTCGACGATAAGGAAGAAGAGCGCGTAGTCAGGGCCATCGCGCCTGTGCTTAACGATATCCTAGATTGGAAGATTGCAAAACACGCTCTGGTGCGCAAGTGAAACGCGTGCTGACCGATGCGGACGGGGTCCTTTTCGATTTCACTGGTGCTCTTTGCAAGGAACTGCACAAGGAAGGCCACGGTAAGTGGTCGGATGCAGACCTGACCACGTGGGAGCTTAAGGCCTGTTTCCCTCCGAAGAGCCATAGCGCTATTGACCGCATCATGGCGCGGCCCGGGTTTTTCGCGAGCATTCCACGCTACCCTGGCGCACAGCAATTCGTTAAGGACCTCCGTAAACGTGGTGACGTCTCGGTTGTAACCGTGGTCACTGGCCGGGCAATGCAAGAGCGTTACGAGGCCTGTCTTTCGCTGGGATTTCAAGACCACGAAATCGTGCTCGTGGATAAGCACGAGGCCAAGGCTGCAGTCACCGGGGACGCAATCATAGACGACCGTATCGAGACCCTAGAGCGTTGTAGCCACGGGGTTCGCATCGTATTCGATCGGCCTTGGAACCAAAAGAGCGTGCCCGGAGTTACCCGCGCGCGCGATTACGCACACGTGCTTAGGCACCTGGACGCGACTAATATTCCGGTAATCAGGTGAAGAAATACATACTTTGGCCCGACACCCACGTGCCTTACGAGGATAAGAAGGCCGTCAACTTAGCGTTGCGTGTGGCCGATGCTTTCGAGCCGGACGGTATCGTTCTTAAAGGCGACTTCCAGGACGCATACCCGATTAGCGATTTTCCCAAAAAGAAGCGTGCGAGGATTGAAGATGAGATTTATGCGGGCCGCAAGCTTTTGGATCGCATTGAAGCTATCGGAGCCAAGACACACGACTTTGAAGAGGGAAACCACGAGGCTCGCCTACCTACGTACATCGCTAAGAATTGTCCGGAGCTGTCCGGGATTATCCCGAGCTTGGCAACGCTCCTAGGCTTGCACCCCAAGTGGACCTGGCACCCTTACCGCTCCGTGATGCGCCTCGGTAAGCTCCACCTGTCCCACGACTTCGGGGCCTCGGGCCCGACCGCACACATTAAGGCCATGAACGACGTTTGGGGCAACGCTGCACACGGCCACACGCATCATTTCGGGATTCAGTATAAGGGCTCACTTAGTGGTAAGTCGCATTTCGGTGCGGCCCTCGGGTGCCTCGCGGATAAGAATCAGGTCGAGTATATGAACCGCGCCAAGTGTGCGCACTGGGTCCAAGGTCTTGGCCTTGGTTATCTCTTGCCGAACGGTAACTTTCACCTAACCTTGTGCCCGTTCGTAAACGGTGTGGCCATCGTTGAGGGTAAGGTCGTGCGCTAATGGTCACGGCAAAGCAGATCCTCGCGATCCAAAAAGCCAAGGGCCGCAAAAGGGAGCTACTCTTGGCCACCTTCATTGCCGAAAACGCCGCGCTCGTGGATTACGTGACCCTCAAGTTCGCGGCTCAGTGGCGCCTCGAACATCAACTAGAGGACTTGAAACAGCAGGCACGGCTGGCTATGGTTAAGGCCGTGGGCTCGTTCAAGATCAAAAAGAACGGCATCGATAAGAAGACCGGTAAGCGCTTCTCGGCCAAGACCTGGAATTGTGCCCAGTACTTTAGCAATTGGTTCTGGCTTATCAGCCGGGACGAGCTACAGAAGGCCCTTAAGGCCTCGGGCGAGGGCGATCACCATGACCGCCGACCCCGGCCCTACTTCGTTCCCCTGGAAGGGTCCTATTCGGGGACGGCTACAGCCGATAGCGGCATGAGCATTGGGGATAGCATCGTGTTGGGGTCCTGCGATAACCAGGAACTGGTCACGGCCATCAACGAGTTGCCCACGCAAGAACGGTATATCGTGTCGCGTCTGGCCCAGGGCGATAGCGCCCTGACCATCGGCCGCGCGCTTGGGATTAAGGATATCGTCGAGAGAATTGCAGCGATTAGGGAGAAATTGGTATGACCCGCTACACCATTGACCACACGATTCAGACCGTTCTTTTGGTTATTGTCGTCCTTTTGCTTTTGGTGCGGTCGTGACGGTCCGCGAAGAGATCCACAAGTTCCTGCTCGACATGAAGTCCAAGCGCTTGGCTGCGGGCGAGGACTCTAGCGAGGTCGTGGGCGAGACCTGCGCAGAGCTTCTGATTACGGCGCATTTGATGGCGCTCAAGATCGGGATTAGTCGGAAGGATATCATCGAACACCTTGACGTAGTCATCGGTCGCATGGCCGAGGATATGAATTGAGCAACTGGAAACCTATAGCTAGGGATCTTGGCGCATGGCGGCCCGTAGAATACGAGATTGGCGAGAATAGCCAACGCACGGGCAAAACGCGTATCCGTCAATTCACTTACGACTATGCCAAGGCGGCCAAGTCTGGTATATGGCCGGATATGGCTACTCGTGCAACTTGGATGATTCAGTTCTAACTAGCGCGCCGCATTCTCCACGCAGCATAACCAGAACTAACCGGGGTCTCGGCCGAGGCCCCGGGCCGGTAGCACCCGAGCAAGGCCGCGGTCATGTCCTCGTCCGGGGCCGTGATCGCCGCCCCGCGTTCCGAAAGCCACACAAGGGCCTGTGTCGTGGCGTCCACTTGATCGTCGTGTTTCCCGTGCGGGAAATAAAGTAGCTCGCGGCGGTACTCTTCAAGCCAATTTGCCCGAGCGGGTAAAAGGACATTCTTAGCCGCGAAGAGCGGTTGTACGCCGTTCGCCCTAGCTTCCTTGCCGCCTTCGGGGTTAACCGCTAGGACCCCCGAGAGTTTTCGGCCAAGGGTATCAACGATGGCCGAACCGTTGGCCTTGTCTTCGATAAGCTTGGCCCGCGCGCGTGGGTACTTGGCCGTGAGCCTTTCGATCGCCGCGCACGTCTCAGTAAAGGTCAAGCGCTCACGGACCTGATCGATTAGGTAGTACTCGTGACCCAGGCGGCACCACACTTGGATAACAACGTAATCGCTAGTGGCCTCGGCCTTGAACGCTGCATCACACGAGATGCACCAAACGCCCGCGGTAGGCTCATTGTCCCAGGTCCTTTCGAGGTACTCGGGTTGGAAGATGCGCGCACCCTCAGGGCTAGGCCTTTGAAGGTACTGGGCCGCGTAGACATAGGGTGTGAAGCCCGCTAGAAACTCGTCCGTGAACCAGGGCGCCAAAAGCTCCCCGTCCGTGCTCCTGGAATCGGTCATTAGGACGCGCCCAGACTTGAGCTGTTGCAGTTCCGGGAACCGGTTGGGCTCATACTTCACGGGAAGGATAAGAGGCGTCCAG